ATGCTTGAGACGCGTTTCAAGCCTGGCGAGTACGGCTGCCCAAGTCCGTAGGCGCCGCGTGTCAGCAGTTCATCGGTCCCGGTACCAACGTTGCGAGTCGCGCCAGTGCCCAAGCCGAGCGCAGCGCGGGCTGCGGGGGCTGTCGTGCCGCCCGTACCGCCCTTCGCAATTGGGACGACGTTCGCGCCGAGGCTCGCCAGCGTGCTACCCCACTGCTCGACGATCTGCCGGAGCCGGTCGGCGGACTCTTTGACGTAGCCCTGCATCGGCGCCAGCCCGTATGCACCGCCGTTCACAGTGCCGCCTTGATAGGCTGGGAGGATGCTCAGCACGGTGGCGCTGGCGATGTTCTGCACTTCGTACCATCGACCGTCAGGGCCTTGGAATGCGTCACCAACTCTCGCGTTGGCGGAGAAGTTAGTTCCAGTGCCGGTCACCGTGTTCTGGCCTGCGTTAATTGCTACAGTGCCTGATCTGTACCATGGCATCTAATTTTCCCCTTTAGGAATTGACGTATCGTGACTCAGGAAACTTGCAGATAGGTATTGAGAGGTTATTGCCGTTTACACCCTCCCAATACCAGTTGCCGCCCGAGGCCTTTGTGACAAACACAGTTATAGTCCTGACATTACCATCCAGAATGGTCAGACCGGCATAGTCAGCGCCACCCATGAACCAGGAAACGCCACGATCAAAAGATGAAACGCTTACAAAATCGTCAGCATCCAATGTCATATTGCTTTTGTATTCATCAACTAGATTACCGGTGAACTTCACCCAAGATTTTGTGAAGCGACTGAACCTGACGACCTTGTCTGATGATGAAAATACAGGTTCGTTGTTAGGTCCGCGCACCTCTTGCCCGTAGGTTTCTGTATTTAAGCTGTCGGTGAATTTGCAAACTACGCATTCTACTGTGTAGTTCTGTAGAGTTGATCCGCCTCGGGCGGCAGATGTGACTTTGAATCCTGTCCAGGCTCCCGCACTACCTTGGATCGTCACATAAAGACCTAGATTGGCATGACTTGCTGAAATTACTCGCACAAAGATTTGAGGCGCCTCCTGCGTTCTGATGGTCTTGGCGAAGGTGACAAGTCCGTAGCCGTTGGCGTCGGTGTGGGAGGACCTAATCTGAAAGGTAGATCTTTCAGAAAACACCATGACCTTGTAGATGTTCGAGATAACTACAGAGTTTTGTGTATTGATTGCGGAAAATCCGTATTCATCCACTATCTAAACCTCACCGCTTCGATGGTGGAAGGACACGTATTTTGAACCCACGCGTCTCTATAGTTGCCGCTAACCCCGGTAGGCTCCCTCCTATTGACATAGGTATAGATAGCGATCTTAGTTCCACCTAGCTCCTTGTAGGTAGGGATCATTCCCCAACTGTCACTGTAGCCCTTTTGCTCGTAGGGTGCGTACACACTCGGAGTGATGAGCACAAAACAGTTGGAGGGATCATAGCCAGGCACATCCATCAGCAGATAGTCAGTGCGGTACCCATAGCCCCTGGTGTTGTATGCGGGGACTTGCATTTGGGCAAGCTTGAACAGGGTGAAATCATCCATTGATAGGGTCACTCTGTTAGTAGCATCACGATTTTCAAATCCGAAGATATCCATTGCTACCCCTTCGAAAGATTACCTTGGGCAGTTCGGCGAACTTCGTTTCTGTCGTAGACATAAACGCCGTAGTTATTAATCAGAGTTCGTCCGTCCTCGCTCTGGCCACGGAAGGATGCCGAGCCGGTGACCATGTTCAGTTCAATCAGCGGATTCCCTTGAGAATCGACAGCCTGCGAACGCAGCGTCATACCCGCGACAATCTCGCGGATGAGCGCTGTGTTGATCACAGCCTGGCTTATGAACACCTGGCCGTTCTGCACCACGAACGGCAGGATCAGTTGCCCGCTGACCTCGTCGACAATCGCGAAACGCTGGGCGAAGGCCAAGATCTCGGACGTGTCGCCGTCTGTGCCAACTGAAAGGCCAGCCATGACCTTCCGCCCGTTCGCGATGGTCTGGGCCTTGATCGTGGTTTGTGCGCGGACGCGGCCATCCAGGCCAACGACCGACTCGCTGACCTGCTGGACTGACGCGCGGGTGTCGCCTATAGAGGCTTCCAGCGTCTCCGACTTACGCGCCAGCGCCTGGTCGGCCTCGGCCAGCGTCCGCACTTCGGTCGTGACCTTGGCCTTCACGCCCCAGGCGTCGATCGCTCCAGTGAGGTCACCCTCGCCAGTGTCGTCTCTGCCTGTGGTGTAGACCGACTCTACCGACGTGCGCAGCGAGGCCACCGACTGGTTGGTGTCGGACAGCGAGTCGCTGACTTCCTGGATGCGCGTCGTGTTCGCCCCGAGCGCGGTCGACACCTGGCCGAAGCGCTGTGCCGTGGCCTGCTCGTTTGTGACCACCACCTGATCGAGTTGGCTGATGCTGGACTTGTTGCCTGCGACTTGCGCGTCGAGAGTTGTCAGTCGCGTGACTGCAGCCTCGTTCTGCGTTGCGCGGACGCGGACTTCGTCTGCAAACTTCGCCGTCGCATCCCAGCCTTTCATGGCGTCGGCCAGTTCGCCCTCGCCGTTGTCATCGCGGTATGCGGCCTGCAGTGCAGTGAGCTGGCTGGCAGAAGCCGTGACCTTGCCATCGAGGTTCGTGATGTCAGCGGAGTTGCGCTGCACTTGGCTTGCCAGGGCATTGGCGGTCTCGAGGATCGTGCCAATGTCTGCCCAGTAGTTCGCGTCCGGCGGCGCCGCGCCCGCTGGCACATCACCAATGGCCTGGAAGAGTCTCTGTCCCTGACGCACCACGTCCCCACGGGTGTAGGTCGTTTCAGGGTTGTAAGCCAGTGCATCAGTAAGCTCGTCGATGCGCTCGTACAGCTCTTTCTTGGCCTCATCGATTCGATCAGACACAGAGCCAGGTCCGTCGCCGGAAATGAGCTCGATCTCCTTTCGCAACTCCGGGTACAGCGCCCCCTTGGTGATCCTTTCCTTGAAGTACTTGTCGTACTCTGACTGATCAGCGCTTGACTGACCGTTGATGCCCACGCCTGCTGGATACCACGGCCCAACGTTGCCAGAGCGGTCAATGAGGCGGGCCCAGTAGAAGAACGACACGCCAGCCGCTAGGCCATGAATCTCGTGATCTGCCTGCGGGTAGGCGAAGTCCCCCAGCTTGATCGCCTGGTCGCGGCTGGTTGTTGCGCTCTGCCAGATCTCCGTGCGTTGCGTGTCCTCTGCGCCAGGCGGGAAGGCCCAGGCCAAGCCGGTACCGAAGACCAAGGGCGTGGCCTTTAGGTAGGCAACTGCTGGCGGCTGCCCTTCCTTGCCCTTGAGCTCCGTCAGTGTCGAGTTGCGCCACGTCGAAGTGATGTCGAACGCGCTCACAGCCCGGACCCGCGCCAGGTAGGCGCCGGCATAGATGCCGACAACGTCAGCAGAGGTTGTGCCCACACGCTGCAGGCGCACCCAGTTGCCTTGCCGTTGTCCTTGCGCCACTCGACGTCATACGCGACCGCGCCTTCAACCGCCGGCCAGGCGATCGTCATCGTGCTGACCGCGATGCCTTGGTCGATAGCGTGACCGGACGTCACAGACACGCTCGCCGGCGCCGGCACAGTGGTCACCGGGATGGCGCTGATCGGGCGCTCATCGAGCTTGGCGCCTGTGTCGATCGCGGCGAACTTGCTCGGGTTGAACTCCAGGGCGGTGAACTCATACTCGCCCTCGGCAGTGCGCACGCGCTTGAGCACGCGGAACAGCTGGATGGCCAGGTCCTCGTAGTCGATTGCCCATTGCAGCTCAGGCTCGGGCTGGAGCGCGTAGGCGGTCGTCACAGTGACGGCGCGGCCGCTGACCGACTGCACTGTCCTGCCCTGGGCTGTGCCGTTCGGCAGGTTGATGATCAGGCGGTCGCCAGGTTTGATCGGGGTGTCCCGGTCCAACGTCACGACGCGAGCCGCCGATATCCGGCCGCCATTTGGGCGCCCGGCCACCAACTCATCGGCCACAGGGATGACGAACCCAGGCAGCACGTTCGCGCCTTCAATGCCCGTCTTGAAGGTCACGGTGCGGTCTTGGTTATTGCTCAGTAGCGCCCATTTGCCTCGACGTTGTGCCTCGCTGGCGCGCGTGCAGCCGATGGCGTGCAGCCGATGGCAGATATCTCGATGGGACGATCCCGGTACCGGCGCTGGAGCGCATTGTCGGTCACAGGGACGACGTCTGTGTCGTAGTTGTTTGCCGGGTTGTCGTAGCTCACCAGCGCGCGACTGTAGTGCGTGTCGCGCCCAGCGCCGCCGTACACGAAATCGCCATCGATGACGTTCGAGCGGGTGAACACGTAGTCGATGTCCTGCGCGCGCGGCATGTCCGCTTGCATGAACAGCGAGCCTTGCGCCCAGTAGGTCATGCCCCGGTAGATCGCGCTCAGATCGCGCAGCAGCGTCCAGGCCTCGGCCTTGCCCTGCAGGTTCAGGTCGCACAGGTAGCGCGGCTCCTGCCCACCTACCCCATCTGGTACTAGCTGATCGCAGTACTGGCCGATCCGGTACATCTCCCACTTGTCGACCATCCAAGGCTGAATGCGCTTTCCCAGACCGAACTGGTCGTTGACGCAGATGCCGTAGGTCGCCCACACAGGGTTGTTCGTCCAGGCCTGCTTGAACGTGCCGTCCCACACCCCGGTGTAGGTTCTGGTCGCCGGGTCATAGTTGCTCGGAACCGGCCAGCGCTTGGCTTTGCAGTCGACGGTCACAGCCGGGATGTTCTGGAACTGCTGGGCGTCGAACTCGATGTACAGCAGCGCTGTGTTCGGGTAGCGAATCTTCAGGTCGATGATCTGGGTGTAACCCGAGACCATCATCGTGTCAGCTACGGTGCCGTTGTTGAGGTTCGGAGTAATACGGCGGACGCGGAACGTCCAGCCCGACGTTGCTTTGGGCAGATCAACGCGCACCGAGCGCTGGTAGCCGCTGGTGGTCTTTCCGTCGACCGCGCCACGGTGAGCCTCTACGAACGATCCGCCATCGGTAGCCACATCAATGGCGTACTCGATCCGGTAACCGCTTGTGCCGTTGGCGTCAGAGCTCAAAAGGCGTGGCCAGGAAAAACGCAGGCGCACTGCCGAGAGCTGAGTGTTGGTCAGCGCGCGGGTGAACGGCGTGTCGCTGCGCAGTTCCACGTTTACCGTGGTCTCGTTCTCGATCGCCGGAATGCCCTGAATGTAGTCCTGCTCAACAGACCCAGGGCGCCATTCCCACTTCACGCCCGGAAAGTTCACGTTGCCGCTGGCATCCATGATCGGCGTGTTGTCGAGGTAGATGTCGCGGTCCGTAGGCATGCCGTCGAACTCACCCTCGCCAACCGCCAGCAGGATCTTGGCGATGTTGGTAGACCGTAGGCTGTCGGGGGCCTCGTAGGGTGCCTTGGGCTTCTTCTCGCCACCCTTGGCGCCGGTGATCTCAAGTTGAGCTGCTGCGCCCATGCTTTCCTCCGGGCAATAAAAAACCGCCCGGAGGCGGCTGATGGTGGGTACTGGCAGGCTACGCCTTGTCCTCGGCATAGATCGATGCCGAGATGATCGCCCCACCCCAACGGCGCTTGCCGATGCAGATCGGGACGGGGTTGCCGCTGGCGGTGGTGTTCTTGGCTGAGCCGAAGGCATACGACGGCAAGTTCTCCGGCGAGCCGCTTTGCGACAGGCCCTTGGCCTGGGGGCTGAGCATTTGAATGACGCCGCCGGCCACGTTCGCGATGCCGGCGCCCATCAGGGCTGTACCAACGCCGCCAGTGAAGAAAACGGATGCCACGATCAGCACAGCGCCGAGGACGGTTTGCATAAGTCCGCCCCGTTTGCTGCCGTCGATGACTGGGATGATCCTGACCTCGCGACAGCCGCCACGGCCGAGGTCATTTAAACCAACATTCTGCCCGTTCCTGAAGATTGCGAAGCGCAGGCCAAGCTCGCCGAGGCGCTTAACCTCTTCTTCGAAACCCGGAACGGTGGCCCGTAGTGCGCGAAAGACCTCGAAGGCGCTCCCATCTGCCAGAAATCTTCGGTGGGTCCGCCCCAGCTTCTGAGCTAAGGAGCCTGATAGCTTGATGTCTGTCATGGGCTGATAGTGAGCAGCAGTTGAGATCATTTCGTCATTCCAATAAAAAACCGCCCGGAGGCGGCTTGTCAGTGATATTCGATGTAGGGGCCTATGTAGACACCGGCCATATCTCCGCTGATGCGGTATGTGGTGGTCTCTCCAGCTGCCACCTTAGCAGTTATTGACCTCACAGCCATTCCGCTACAAAGACCCGAATCAGCAAGGCCGATACCTAGGTTCGGCTGCCCTGGCGGCAGGTAAAACGTAGCTCGCTGGCCTGTGCCAATCTTCGCAGCACGTTTGCCGTCGACGTACACGACGACGTCGCAGCCTGACCCCAACGCACCTGAGTCGCGGACAACGATCATCGTTCCGCTCTGTCCGTGGGGCTTTTGTTGGAAAGCATAAAGCTCATCTTGAGGTACGGGCTCAGCCGTCTGTACCGCGGTCGGTGACGTTGCACACCCCGCCAGCACCAACCCCATTGCAGCAATCAGAAATCGCATAGCGGCTCCAAGTAGTAGGATCATTGCAGCCAGTCGTACACCCACTTGTGATTCGATGGCTCTGGCTTTTTGAACACACTCTCCCAAGATTGGGTATACGCCCGGTAACGAGAAACCTGGGCTATCTTCCAGCCGCTATTGCTATCTTTGCGCTCAAGCACGTACTGCAGGGGTTCGCCAGCCTCCTTCGTCCTTTTATCTCCAGAGTCAAGGGACGCACCTTGATCTGGAGGGGTCGTATTCCTGATCTGTGCCGTTACCACAGCACGAGTATCTGACTGTACGTCAACCTTTGTGATTTGCCGGTCGAAAGTTATAGGAGACTCCGGACAACTGCGCTCGTTGTATATCGCGCCTGTTGATAGCTCCGAAAGCTTTTTGGTATATGGACTCGCTATGCTTTGATTGCGTTTGCAGATCTCGGCCGTAAGCCTTATGCCACTATCTTTGAGCCGCCACCAGGACTTTACAGCTGCGTCAGGGGAGTTATCAGGGTACTCGCTGTCTACAAGAGACTTAACAGCCTGACTAAGACTCTTATCTGCCGGGTCGCCCTCGAAACAACCGCTGATAAAAACCGCCACCACGGTCGCCAGCACCACATTTCTCATTGCCGCCCTCCTTGTCGATGGCAGCAATCTACCACCATCGGAGTGATGGGCCAAAGCACGGCGCTGAACATGGCCGTGCTTGCACTCGGTGCGCAGGCGTTAGAGAGACCTCAACTCGGTGAAGGCTCGGGCGATGCAGTATGGAATTACGGCCCAAGCCAATCCCATAGCAGCGGCGGCGGCCTCTTGAGGTGCGCTTGTAGCTGTTTGCATTCCGGTGAAGCCGATGATCGCCCCGATCAGCGACATGATGATGGTGACAACCCACATGAACTTGGCCATTTGCACTCTCCGTTTGCTGTTGGCCATGGCGGAAGGCCCTGGCAATTGATGGCCGACGAATCTACTGATAGAGCGAATAGACTGTCAATTTGATATGACAGCGAACAACCTTTTCGCCAGATGCAAAAAGCCCAGCGCCTGGCTTGGTATCTACCATCTGAGTCTACGCCCTGGAACTGATACGCTTTGGTGGGCCGTCAATCGCAATAGTTCTTGCATGCGTAACTCCCCATGCTAGAGCGCGTGTCATTGATTCGTTTGGCCGCGAATAGTGGGCCTCTTCATGCACCATAGCTCCCGTGGGTGCGTAGACGCCTATGAACAGTTGAGTGCCGCCTACACGAGATAACCTGACCTGGACATCTATCCTAGTCCCGTCATCCAGTGTTTCCACGTGGTCCCGGTGGTTTAAGCTGGGGTCAGCCCAACCCCAAAAAACGTCTCCTCTGATAATCATGCTGGTCTCCTTAACCATCTTCGTTAATGCGGATGAATACCTCACCCTAACGGTGACAGAGAAAAAGACCAGAATTTGACGTCAAAATACTGCAAAGAGCGACGAAGGGTCCTAATAGCTGTACCGAAGCGGAAATCAAGTACAAGTAAATAGCGACCGCCTGTCTACCCATCCACCCTGGATACAAGTCCAGTAACGGGATTGGATCCAGGCGTAGTAGCGTTTCGATGCCAACAAGGGAGAATCGACATGGCATTCGTCACGCAAGACACCAGACGGTACATCGTTGAAACCAACTCACCAGAAAACACGCATTGGAACACGCTCTATGAGCCGTCAGACAGGGTTCCGGTTTCCGGCATCTATCGATGTGAAGGCTGCGGGGACGAGATCACATCCAACGCCCTGGACCCCTTTCCTCCGCAAAATAGGCATCAGCATCAGGACCGATCGGCCCCGATTCTGTGGCGCCTGGTTGTACGCACTAAAACAAGTTAATCATCCCACCAACGAACCGCCCCGGTCCGTTGTCGGAAAGCCCATGGATTGGGGCAAGAAGATCCAGGAGGTCAATGTGAGTGAGCAGTATGGGGTAACCCCAGAAAACGCTATCTACCAGTTAACCAACGCGGTACTTGCCTTGTCACATGCTCTGGGTCAAGTCTCGCCAGAGCTTACTCAGGGTTACCTGGCTGCCGCCATTGAGGCGTCAGAACGGCAGGGTTTTGGCTCTCAGCTGATCAGAGAGGTTTACCAGACAGCCTTCCCGAATGCAGGCGAGACCGTGATCCTTAGCGAGGAGGAGTTCGCGAAGCGCTTCGGCCAGCGCCCTTAATGCTCACGCTGACGGTTGCGGTCCTGAGTGCCTGCGCAGAGATGAAGATCCTTCCGTCAGCGCCAATTGCCTAAAGCAAAGCGCCACCCTTGCAACACTCGATTTTACCCATGCTTCCTCCTGCGGCCTCGCCGCTTCATTTCGTGTCTCGATGACGCAATACAAGGCGCGTCCGGTCGAGCCATGGCCCGCCGAGCCATGGCCCGCCGAACACGATGATTTCTGATGGCCTACCATACAGGTGGTGCAGCAGGAACGGGCCTGGCCCGAACACTTCGACGTGCTCGCCCGGCAGTGCTGGGTCGGCCCCTAGGAAGATCCCTGCATGGTTCGGGTGCGCCGTGCGGCCAATGGACATGATGACCAGGTCGCCCCGCTCAGGTATGTCCACCTGGTGGAAGCCAGCAGCCTCGTAGAGGTCTTCGTAGTGACTGGGGCCGTCGGCCTGCTCCCACCATCCGTCCTGGCGCGCATACGCGGGAAACGCCAGGCCCCACTCACGCTGATACCAGTCTGCGCACACCTGCCAGCAGTCCCAGGCGCCATGCACGAAGGGCCGACCCAGCAGCGCTGTTTGGCCGTTTGGAGTGATAGTGCGCAGGTCGCCCTCTGGCCACGACAGGATGTGCCACGGCACGCCCGTGGCCTCGCACATGGCCAGATCGCGCGGCGACGGCCGGCTGGTGGCGTCAGGGTGCGAGTGCACGATGCCGACCACCGCGCCCACATCCTCGGCGGCTGCATACTGGTCGGGACTGATGCGAAACTCCTCGGTCGGATCGGTGGCCACAGATCGGAAGAGCGTCTCGGTCGGATCGGTGGCCACGTTCTCGCACGGGTAATAGATCTGCTTGCGGCCGACGGCCAGCAGCAGCCCGCAACACTCGCGCGGGTACTGCGCCGCAGCGTGCTCCTGCACGGCGGTGAGGGTGTGTTTGCGCATGATCAGCTCCTGGCAATCAGGGAGACGGCCGGGAAGCCGCCGAACGGCAGCGGGTTGCCTTTTCCGTGACGAACCACGCAGCCCGAGTCGAGGCAGCCGTTGCATTCGTCCTTGGCCGGGTTGTCCGTAGGCTTGCCGTCAATGTCATAGTACGGGCCGGTGTAGCCGCAGTTCGGGCCTCGGTAGCCATTGGTCATGGCCCAGTGACACAGCGTGGTCATCTGGCGGCCAATAGTCTCGCCGCCAACGTCGCCTGGGCTGGCCAGATCCCAGCTCACCGTCTGGCCGTTCTCGCCGGTCTTCTGGTCGATGAACCAGATCTCGATGCTTTCCTGCGTCGGATCGGCCGTAGGGTTGCCGCCTGGGAAGTTGGCGGCGTCAAGAAACTCGCCCAGCGTGTTGCGGATCGTCAGCTTGAACTCGAGCAGGTCAGCGAAGGCGAGGCACAGCGCGGTGATGCGACCGTTCACGTTGCCGACCGATAGTTTGGGCCTCACGGCAGTGCCGTCGGAGTTTGCCTCGATCCCCTCAACCTTCAGGGGCCAGGCGCTGTACTCCTCGTTCTGCCACCAGATCGACTTAGCCGGCAACTGGTCGGCATCGGCCCCAGCGGCGGCGAGCTCCTGGGGCGTGTGCGGTATCGCATGGCCGTGGAAGCGAAGCACGTCGGCGCCGAAGTCCGAACCATCAAGCTCGAACAGCAGCACCTCGGAACCTGGCTCCAGCTTCTGGATCTGCTTCACCAGGGTCATGGGTGATAAGCCCTCTCGAAGGTCAGATTGATGACGGCGATGTCGCCAGGCCTTCGCTGCTGACCAATGCGCTCGCAGCGGTAGAGGCCCAGGTCACCGCCGGGCGGCGTCCACAGAAAGGACCGGTACCCCTTGTGCACACGGATAAAGTCCACGATCGGCTTCACTTCTTCGTTGGTGCCGCCAAACGACAGCGTCCAGGTGTCGGTCTCGGCGTTCAGGCCGTCCCCGACCACTTGGGCGTAGTTGTCGCCGAACTGCGATTTTCGGGTCTTCAGCTCGCTGTCACCCGTTGCTTCGTCGTCCGGCGACCAGGTGAATGTCTCAATGACCAAGGTTATCTCCCGTTCACTTGTCGATAGCTGGTGCCGCCAGGACGCCAGGACGCCGCGATCGCCCTTTCTGCCAGGCCGTCCATCTGCCTCATCAGGTTCTGCTCGAGCGCCGCCGTGTCGAGCTGCATTCCCTCGGAGCTGCGGTCCTCTACCGTGATGCTCATTGGTGCGCTGATCTGCACCACAGTCCCACCGGCCTGGCTACCGCCGACCATCTGCACGCCCAGCGAGCCGTCGGCGCCACGAGCCAGCGGCATGATGGCCTCCGGTCCGGCCTCACCAGCGATACCCAAACCGCCGCCGGCCATGCTGAACGGCGTGGGCGTGTTGAGGATGTTGTTGGTACCGAAGGCCGCGCCCTTGGCGAACATCTGCACACCGCCATCCCAAGCGCCGCCCAGCGCCTGGAAGTAGGCGCTGGAGTACCCGGCTTGCGAGGCGCCGAGGTTGGACGAGATAGCGCCAGCAGATCCCGCTGGCAGGCCATTGCCGCCGCCACCACCGAAGTAGCTGCTGGCAGCGGACATGCCCATCCCGACCAAGCCGCTGAGCAACGAACTGGCGGCCTGCTGGCTGGCGATCCTGGCCATGTCGCCGATGACGCTGGTGGCGAAGTCCTTGAACTTTGCCTTGCCGGTCATGGCGAAGTTCGACACGGCCGCACTGGCCGACTGGAAGCCCGTGGTCAGTGCGCGGTCCGTCGCGCCGGCAACGTCGGCAGCATCGGCCTGGATGTTCGCCCATGCACGCCGGGCGCCGTTGCGGTAGTCGCTTTGCGCTGCGAGCTTGGCACTGTGTCCGTCGACCTCCATCTGCAGCTCGCGCGCCTGATAATCCGCGAGGTCGGCCAGGCGCTGCTCATAGGCCGTCTGACTGAGCTTCCGGGAAGCGTCCTCTTGCTGCTCCTCAAGCTGGCGGCGGGCCTCGGCATACTTCTGCCGTACTGCGTTCAGCCTATCGGCCTGTTCGCGCTGATCGTCGCCCAGGCCAACCCCCGAAACGTCGGCATTGATCGCGTCCTGGCGAGTCTGCAACACCACATCCATGGCCTTGCGGTACGACTCGGCGCTGTTGCGGCGCAGCTCTGCCAGCTTGCGCTCGGCTTCGGTGCGCTTCTGGATCGTCGCATCGGCGTAAGCCGTATTCAGGTTCTTGATGCCGAGCTCCATCTCGGCGGCGGTGATCTTGCCCTTCACCTGGGCTTTGCGCAGACCCTCGATGCCCTCCTTGAGGTCGTCCAGGCGCTTACGCTCAGGCAACGCGCGGTCAATGATGGCGTCCAGCGCCTTGATCTCATCCTTGAGCGCCTTGGTGCGATCCTTGCTCCCCTGGGTGGCGTCCTTGTTGGCCTTCTTCTGCGACTCGATGGCGTTGGCCGTCGAGAGGATCGCCTGCCGATCGGTTTCGGTCAGGTCGGCATTCTCGGCGATGTGCCGGTTGGCGATCTTGATGGCATCGCCATTATCCTGGAGCCCGCCGAGTTGCTTCTGCAGCGTGGCCAGGTAGGTCTCCCCGGCGACGCTCATGCCCGCTTTGGCGGCGTTGTTTTCTTGGGTCGAGGCAGTGTTCTGGTCTGTAACGCCGGTGAGCACCCGCAGCGTTTCGGCGATCATTGCCGAGCGCTGATCAGCGTCACTGACGGCGCCGGCCTGAGTGATCCATTTCTGAACCGTACCTGCTGGCAGGTTCAGACGGTCGCCCACGTCACGTAGAATCGGCGCCAGGTCACCGCCGGCCGCGCGGGCCTCATTCAGCCGGTCGACCAGGTCCTGATAGGCGCGCAGCTGCTGATTGTACTGGCCACCCGAATCTCTCGCCGGTGCCGTAACCACTGCCTGGCGAATGGACTGGGCCAGATCGCCGTAGGCGTCGCGCACCGCATCAGTCGCCCCGATCTGCTCTTGCTGCCACTTGACCAGGGACGCCTCGCGCTGGTCGCGATTGAGCTTGGCGAACTCCTCGCGCAACTGCTCCACCGGCTTGTGCATGTCGTCCAGGCTGACACCGGCCTTGTCGGCGCTGTCGCCCAGGAACAGGAAGCTGGCGGCGGCAGGCCCGCCGGCCCGCCGAGCGCAGCCAGCAGGCCACCCGTGGCCGCGCGGGTGAGATTTGCCTGGGCGATTGCCAGCGCGTCGGTGGAAGCCTTAAGCGCCGCCTGCTTCGGCAACAGCTGTGTCTGCACCAGAGACAAGCGCTGCAGGCCGGTCGCAGCGGCC